AAACCTTAAAGAAAAGAATTTCCCCGAAGTTCGAAAGTGGGTGGTATCTAACTTGGATAATGATACTACTGTACTTATGCGCCGTATTTACGATGCTCTTTATAGCTCCCTTGAAAACAATAGCATTCCTGCTGCTGTGCTCGTGCTTGCTAAGTATCAGTATCAAGGAGCATTTGTAGCTGACCAAGAAATCAATATGCTTGCTTGCTTGACTGAACTTATGGTGGAGTGTAACTTCAAATGAAAAATAAGAGACACCAAGTAAAGTCCAGAATGTATTATTACTTCTGGGGAGTTTGTACTGTTTCTGTTGTACTTGGTCAATTATATGTTGGTACTGGATACCGTATTATGGCACAAGGAGTAAATTTACTAACATATACTCTTGTTGGTGAATTGGATGATGACTAAACTCCATCAGATTTTTTCTGTCCCTCTGTATGAGACTAACTTTCCAGTTTCTCAAACTGATTTGGACTTTGTAAAATCTCAGGAGTATGTTCGTTATGACTATTCCTATATGAGTGAGGGTAATGTTCTTGCCTGTGATGAATTGAAAGAAGTTCGTGACTTCATCACATCACATGTTGAGTACTACTTTTATAATGTTTGTGGCATGGATTATGATGTCAAACCAGAACTGACAAGCTCTTGGGCAAATATTCATGTTAAAGGTGATTGGACCTTGCGACATTCTCACCCTAATTCTATAATTAGTGGAGTGTGGTATCTTTCTACATCCGATGATACTGGTTCATTACTTGTTCATCGGGAGAATGGTTTGTTTGGTAATCAGATAGACTTCAATCGTAGAGAGAATAATTACCTTAATGCTGAACCTTTATACTTCCGCCCTGAAGTAGGCACCATATATCTCTTTCCATCAACTCTTAAGCATAGCGTTGATGCTAACCTAGATAGTGATGAAAGAATATCTGTTGCCTTTAATTATATGATGAGGGGAATGGTAAATTCTTATAATGTGAAAATGAAATTATGATCGTATCAGAAACTGATGCCAGATGGGCTGCAGATGAGTTCATCAAATACTTCTCTCAGATGGGAAATATTGAGGACTATCTTCGTTTTGTAAAGAAAGAAGTTATCAAGACTACTAACACTCTTGCTCCTTTGCATGATGAGTTCTTCAATGAAGATATTCATCCTCAGGAGATGGAGTTTGATATTAAGTTTGTTGGTGACCGCTTCCAGCAAGCAATGCCTCAGGAGCACTACAACACTCTTTTGAAGGCAGTGTCCTCTCACAACAATGAATCAAATATTCCTGGTAGAGAATTGCGTTGGATGGTGTTTGAGAAGAACACTATGAAGGTGCTTGGATTCATTCGTTTTGGTTCTCCTACGATTAACTCAAAACCAAGAAATGAATGGTTAGGTAAAGCGCCTAATCTTTCTATCTTCAATCGCCATGCGGCCATGGGATTTGTGATTGTTCCATCACAACCCTTTGGATACAACTATTTGGGTGGCAAACTCCTGGCACTCCTGTGCTGCTCTCACTTCGCTCGTGAGACGCTTAATCGGGTATTTGAGAAGGACATTGCCCTATTCGAGACAACATCGCTCTACGGGTCTACTACAGACGCCTCGCAGTATGATGGCCTCAAACCATTCATGAGATACAAGGGTTTGACTGAGAGTAAGTTCTTGCCTCTGCTGCATGATGAAGCATTTCATAAACTCCATGATCGGTTTACTCTTCTGAACAACAATACTCCTCTGACGGATAGTAAAGCATCATCTAAAAAGATGAAGCGTCAGACGAAGATGATCTCTATTACTCGCAATTCTCTTAAAGAGTATGGTTTAGATAGTGAATTAGAGCAATTCAATTCTGTAATACAAACTGCACTATCACTGACACAGAAGAAGAGAACTTACTTCTGTGAGTATGGATATTCCAATGTCCGTGAAGTGATTCTTGGTGAACAAGAAGAACTTCTTCGTGGACCTAACTGGGACAAGTTTTATCTTGAGAACATTATCTCCTGGTGGAAGAAGAAGGCAACAAAGAGATATGAGAAATTAAAAGCAGAAGATAGGTTCAGAACAAAGGTCGAACTCTGGACAGATGATGACGATATTCAAATTATTCGCTGATGGAACTCAAAGACTGGCTCAACTCAATCAACTTCACTAAAGAAGATCTAAAAGAACACGCAAAAGATTATCCTCCATATATTATTAACCGTTGTCTTTCTGGACACCTTGATTGCATTATGTTTGCCAATGAAATGAACAAGTATCATTTTCTTGATAAGGATATGCAATATTCCTTTTTCCTAAATACTTTGAGGAAAAAGAAGAGATTTTCTCCCTGGCTCCGTAAAGAAAAAGTCACAGACTTAGAATGTGTCAAAAAATATTATGGATATAGTAATGAAAAAGCATCTCAAGCTCTGAAGATTCTTACAAAGGAACAAATTAACTTTATTAAACAACGACTTGACATTGGAGGAACAAAATGACTGCAACAGTTGAACCTACTGTAGAATGGTCACAGGATAAAATGGTGGAAGTGATTCTGAATGAACCAGATGACTTCCTCAAAGTTCGTGAGACTTTAACTCGTATCGGAGTTGCATCGCGTAAGGAAAAGAAACTCTATCAATCTTGCCACATTCTGCACAAGCAAGGTAGATATTATATCGTCCATTTCAAAGAGCTATTCGCACTGGATGGTAAACATGCCAATCTTACGGTCAATGATGTACAGCGTCGTAATCGCATCGCTCGCCTACTTGCTGATTGGGGCCTTATTACAATCGTAAAGGAAACTTTTGTAACAGACATTGCTCCCTTGAATCAAATCAAAGTTCTTGCTTACAAGGATAAGAATGATTGGGTTCTTGAGCAGAAGTACAACATTGGTAAGAAAGGTAAGCAACAAGAAGAAGCATAAATAATAACGTCGCTCTTTCGTGCGCGACTCTATACATACGGAATATACGCTACTTTATGGGGGGTTACCAACACCCCCTTTTTTATGTTCTGTGATACTATATAATATGGATGCCGAAAGGATCCACACAATCAAATCTCGCTTATTAAGGAGAAGTACAGATGGGAAACCTTGCAAAGTACAATGCTGCCAACTTAAATCAGCTGTTGGAACGTATAAATAGAAACAGCATCGGTATGGATGAATACTTTGATCGCTTGTTTTCGCTGCATGAAACAACGTCAAACTATCCACCATACAATCTAGTTCAAGTCTCAAATGTAGAGTCTCGACTTGAACTTGCGCTTGCAGGATTCAAGAAGAAACAGGTAAATGTTTACACACAAGACGGAAAACTCTTCGTCGAAGGACAACGAGAAGACGGAGAAACTGGAACAGAATACATCCATCGAGGAGTGGCTCAACGATCTTTCACCAGATCTTGGACACTGGCAGAAGATACGGAAGTTAGATCAGTTGAATTTGAGGATGGGTTACTATCAATAACTCTTGGTAGAATTGTTCCACAACATCACCAGCGTAAAGACTGGTTCTAAATATAATTGAATATCGTCGGCGCTATGCCGCGAGGGGCAACTGGCAAAATCCAGTTGACGCCCCTCTTTTTTTGTCCTATAATCATATGAGGTATGTACGAACTATGTCTGTTAAAATTTTGGTTCTTAAATCTGGTGAAGATGTAATTGCCGATGTTCAGGAGATGGTGTCTTCCGATGAAAAGGTGATTGGATATTTCCTCACAAAGCCTTGTGTGGTGAAACTTGTGAACTCCAATCCCATTACCAAAGAAGAAACTGATCCCAAGTCAGAAAAGAAATCTGAGTTCTCTGTTACAATGTATCCCTGGATGCCATTGGCACGAGAAAAATCAATCCCGCTTACGGTAGACTGGGTTGTAACCATGATCACCCCAGTAGAGAAAATCTATGACATGTACACTGAGGACGTTTTAAACGATGGACAAAGCACAGAGAAAACTTCTGATACTGACAAATAATCAGATCCTTGTCTCACAAATTGAAGAAGTTGGAGCAGATATTGGAGAACCTGATTGCAAACTGATTGAACCGTTTCTTCTAAACAAAGACGGAACTCTATCTCCCTGGTTAGTTGAGCACACTAACCAAAATACATTTATGATTTCGTCGGACAAGATTCTGACTCTTGCAGATCCAAGGCCGACACTACTTGAAAAATACGAGGACCTGATTAAGTAATGCGATTCTACACTAATGTTCAATTGATCGGGAATCAGTTTCTGGTCCGTGGTGTTGATAATGGGAAAAGATACGAATATCGTGATGAATTTTTTCCCACCCTTTTTATTAAATCAAAGAAAGATTCCAAGTACAAAACATTAGGTGGAGAGTCGGTAGAATCAATTAATCCTGGAACAGTTCGGGATTGTCGTGAATTCTATAAAAAATATGATGACGTAGATGGATTTGAGATCTACGGTAATGATCGGTATATCTATCAATACATCTCAGAGAAGTATCCTGAGGATGAGATCAAGTTTGATATCAGTCAGATCAAACTGGTAACTCTTGATATTGAGACCACTGCTGAAAAAGGATTCCCTGATGTGGAGTCTGCATCAGAAGAGATTCTTGCAATCACAATTCAAGATTACTCTACCAAGCAGATTACCACTTGGGGAGTAAAACCTTTTGTCAACAAACAAAAGAATGTTACCTATCACTATTGTTCTACGGAACATGAGCTTCTAAGCAACTTTATCAATACTTGGATGCAGGATGTTCCTGATGTGGTGACTGGTTGGAACATCCAACTGTTTGACATTCCATACATCTGTAAGCGCCTCAACAGGGTGCTTGGAGAGAAGTTAATGAAGAGATTCTCCAACTGGGGTCTTGTGACCGAGGGAGAGATCTATGTGCAAGGTAGAAAGCAGATTACCTTTGATGTGGGTGGACTGACTCAACTTGACTATCTTGATTTGTATAAGAAGTTTACATACAAAGCACAAGAATCATACCGCCTGGACTACATAGCTGAGGTGGAACTGGGTCAGAAAAAACTGGACCACAGTGAGTTTGATACGTTCAAAGATTTCTATACTCATGGGTGGCAGAAGTTCATTGAATA